TTGATGATATTCCACCACCCACACGATATCTTATGGTTAGTGTTGTATGAGCGGGAGTTTCACCAAGAGTGTTTGAATTATCATTAAAATTTAAAGGGTCTACAAAAGCATCTATGTCACTTTCTTCACCTGGTATGGTTATACCAACTTGGTCTAATTGTATGAAAGCAGATTCTTCTATTTGTCCACTCCTTAAAACACCATTACCAAATACCAATGATGTTGTATCATCTTCATTTATTTCAGTTATGAATCTTTTTGATGATTTTTCATATTGTAATGAATATGGTACAGGAACTTCAGATACACCTTCTGCATTAGTAAAGTAATCATAAGCTGTTGTTCTATCACTATCATTATCATAGTGAGTATCAATTGGTACTCGGTCTTGAGCTAAAAAATCAACCTCATACCATTCATTGTCACTCGAATCTATACAACTTATTATTTCAACAACATTAGTTTCAGGTAAAGTTAATTTTAAAAACTTTTTAGGAGATGAAATTGTAAATGTTTTTGTTTTTGTCTCACTTGAAACAGCTCTTATTTTTCGTGTTAATTTATAAGTTTCAACAACACCATTTGAATCAAAAGTATTTTGTTCTGGTTCTATATCTATTGAACCACTTGTTGTAAAATCAACAACATCTAAAGTTTCAAAAAATATAGAAGAGTCTGTTGTTGATAGTATTTTAGCACCTTTGTCAATAGCAAAAGCTTCAGAAAGATTTGGAACTATGTTGTTTATATCATCACTATTTGCAGTAACGGTTTGTGTAAATGTTAAATCAACATAAGCTGGATTTATTGGTAAAACTTTAAATCCCAACATATTAGCCATATTGATTACATTTCTTCTTTCTTCAGCTAATGGTAACATCATTTCTTTATATTGTTGGTCGATATAAAATGATAACACATCACCAACATAAGCAGACATTTCAATCAACATCATTCCAGGAGATGTTTCATTAAAATCACGATATGAATTTGGAAAATATGTTTTTGCATATTCAATTAAAGTATTTTTAAATGTTGAAAAATCTTTATTTAAATAATTAACATTACTAACTTTATAATCTTTATCACTATAAGGCATTTATTTATTCTCCTATGGTTACATCAACGGACTCAAGTGTGTTTGGGTCTCTTGTTATGTTAAACAGAACAGATATATTTAGTTTATTTTTTCCAATAGCATCTGTTTCATCCATTCCTATAACCAAATCTTTTATTTCTACAAATGGTAAAAATGTTCTAAATGTATCAACAATTTCGTTTTCAATAGTTATTCTTGATTCATCTGTGAATTGTTCAAATAAAAACCTTCTTAAATTCAATCCAAGTGTTGGTTGCATTAATCTTTCACCCCTTGTTGTTAATAATAATAATTTAATGTTATTCTTAACAGCCTCTATGGTTGTCTCTGTAGATTTAAACCAACCCTCAACTCCGTCTGATTTATGAAATGGATAATCAATTCCTACAAAGACTAATTCATCTCTATCTTGTATGTATGGTTTTTTACTTGTATCTCTTATGGCCATTTTATCTATTCTTCACATTTAATAATTTAACTTTTGTTTTATCAACATTTGGTCTTCCATAAACATTATTTGTAGATTTAGGACCTATGTAGGCTTTTGCCTTTGGTATCATAGGCCACCCACTTCCACCAACTGAACTAAGAGCAAAAGGTGTTGGAGTAGATGGTGAACCACCTATCACCACCGGAGTTCCAGGTACAGCCGGTACACCAGTTAGTGGAGATAAAGTTTTTATCTCCTCAATATTAACAGTGGCTTCCATTTCAGTTATTTGAAAAGTTTGTGCTTGAACAAAATCTATTATAGCATCGGCTAATCCACCAGCCAACTCTTTTACTTTTTTCTTTTGAAATTTAGTTAATTCAATGGTATCCTCACCAGAATCAGTTAAATTATTTTCAAATACTTTTTCTATATCAGCTCTTAAACTCATTACACACCTCGTTTTTGTTTAGATTTTTCTTCAGATTTTTTAAGTACTTCTCTATAATCTTTTTTTAAGAAATCCATACCAGGTTCATCTCCCGATACTCCATCAACAACCACGTTTGGTTGACTGTTATTCATCATATTACCATATTGAGATGCCATGACTTCATTCATTCTACTTGAATCAAAAGTCCCATCTCCTATTTGTTTCCAAGAATCATCTTGAGCTGTTTCATTTAAAACATCATTCAATACAGAATTATTTGTGTAATTAGATTTTTCAACAATTTTCTTTTTTGATTGTGGTTGAGAAACTTGTTGTGTTGGTTGCTTTAATTCAGTTATTACTTCTTGAATAGCCATAGCAACTTCTTCTCTAACTATTTTTCTAATCACTGTTTTTATGTTTGTTTTCTTTTTCATATGACCTCCTAAGTGGTTTCTTCTGTTTGTCTAACGGATTCTACTTTTTGTCCATTATCTTCTATAAAATGATATTGACTAAAAAAAGCAGGTGATGATAATTTATTCTTTAATGTGGTTAACTTAGCCACCACATCAGGAGCCGCTGTACCAGATATACCAGCTTGTACACCTGTAAC